GATGATACTCACCGCTATTTACAACATGTTTGCTACTGGCGAAGTGTGGAATCCAAGCGATTTGTACAAAATTGACATGCCACAAGAAATGCTGGAAAAGCAGAAAGAGAAAGCTATTAAACAAGCTGTTAAACTTCTTATTTCCAATGGCGTAATAAAAACTACTGACATTTCTGTGGCCTAAACTAACAGATATTAAATTTTCAAGGTTCTATAGAGCCTTATTTTAGTGCGCCCTATGTCATACGGCACATGGTCCCGCCGTACGCGCTGGTCAATATTATCTTCCGGTATCCAGAAAAAAGGCAGGATCTGATATTTACCCGCTTCATCCAGCGGCGGGAATACCAGCACAAAAGCTGTGATGTCGGTAGTGGAGGAAAGATCCAGCCCACCGTAACAGGTTCTACCACGTAAGCCTTCCGCATCAACAGGAAACGCGCATCTGTCCCATTTGTCCATTGGCATCCAGCGCACTGATTGCTTTACCCACTGATTCAGGCGAAGTTGACGAAATAAGTTCTCTTCAGCAGGATTCTGTTTAGCGTTTTCAAAAGCTACCCTCAGCTTCTCAATGTCCACTGTAATGCCCAGTGAAGGATTAACCTTTTTCCATACCTTTTCGCTTGTCCAGTCGTCAGTATCCGCTGCACTGTAGATAACCGGGTAGAATGTCGGATCTATCTTGCGTCCCTGCAGGATATCCTCTGCCTTTTGGTGCACCTCCCAGCAGATGGAATTCCTGTCGGTACCCGCCGTCGTGATCAGGAAAAACAGCGGCTGCTTTCTCGCGTCGCCGGAACCATGAAGCATTACATCGTACAGATCGCGGTTCGGCTGGGCGTGTAGTTCATCGAATACCACGCCATGGACGTTCAGCCCATGCTTCGTATATGCCTCCGCTGAAAGCACCTGATAGAAACTGCCCAGCGGTTTATACACCAGCCGCTTCTGCGACAGCATCGGTTTAATCCGGAACTTTAATGCAGGGCACTGTTCCACCATGTCTACTGCCACGTCAAATACTATGGATGCCTGCTGACGGTCGGATGCGCAGCCATACACCTCGCCGCCATGCTCGAAATCACCACAGGTCAGGTATAAGGCTATTGCCGCCGCAAGCTCCGATTTACCCTGTTTCTTCGGGATTTCCACATAGGCAGTGTTGAATTGCCGGTAACCGTTCGGCTTTAGAATCCCAAACACGTCGCGGACAATCTGCTCCTGCCAGTCAATAAGTTCAAAGGGCATCCCGTACCATTCGCCCTTGGTGTGCTTCAGGCAGTTTATAAAGGCGACGGCAGCATCCGCCGCTTCCTTGTCGTATTTGGATCCTTCCGCCATAAATCTCGTAGGTTTATATCGCTTTAACTTCCGCAGCTTTGCCGCCTCCTTTCCTGTAAATGAGCAAGAAAAAAGGAACCTCTTGCGAAGCTCCTCTCATCAAGTGGATTTCTAGGAAATTATTTGCGCTGACAGCGTCTTTTCCTATATCTCCGGTTTCTCTGCCTGCGCCGCCGAATCCCGCACCGCTTTGTTGAGAACGGAGATGTCAAAGCCCGCGTCTATATATCCCTGCCGGATTATCTCGTAGTAGTAACGGCTCGGCGTTCCTAAAGGCCTGCCGTCATTCATGATATATACCATGGCGGACACCCACTGCCCTTTGAATCGTACCTTAACCGTTTCTTTCCGGTACAGATGCGGATATCCTTCATACCGATCCAGCGTTTCCTCATCATACGGTGTAATTCTCCAAAGCAATACCGGAACGCTGGATCCTTTTAGCTTTTCTACCGTCGCTACCGCCCCGCCGTTCCCGCCCCGGAATAACAGCCGGTAGCCTGCGAGTTTCGCTTGCCCCAGCGCTCTCGCCGTTGGACAGCGGTATGCCATTTGCTTCAAATTCAGATTGCTTCCATATGCTAAATAAATAGTTCCTTTTTCCTTGTTCATCGTATCTTCCTCCTTGTGTTTGCCACGGGCAAGGGGCGGTTGTCCGCCCCACGTACGCCCATTCATCTATGCCGCCCGAAACCGCCATGCCGCATTGCCGCTCAGATGCCTGCAAAGGTGCTCCCGGCAGTTTTTGAACTCGTCGCCGATAAGCCCTATGCGGTTAAGGTATGTCCGCATGGCGAATTTTTCGTTTTCAACCTGCGGCTTCTTGCTGGAAGCGCATTTTTGCGTCAGCGCCTGATGGTTGAGCGCCAAGGCAAGAACTATGTAGCTCCGTATTTTACCGGCATGGAGTTCGCTGTTAAATCCTCTCAGTTCAATCGTTCCGTTGCCGTTGAAAAAGCTGTGCAGGTTCAGAAAATGGTACCTGCTGTTGTGGTAATGGGTGCTCCTGCTTTCGCTGTAACCCTCGTACCAGATGCTCTCAATCGATGCCATGGTTTTTGACCTGCGCCGGTTCATCTTTTCCACCAGAGTCTCGTCCATCTTCTTGCAGAACCTCATCCTTTCCCGCTCAATCTGCAATGCCTTGTAAAAAAGATCGTTCTTGCTTGCAATGATGTTGATGAAATTGCGGATGCTTCTCGGCGTGTGGCTGGCTCCGTCTATATGGATGTGGATGCCGCAGCTGGCGTTGGCAAAAGCACCTGCCCTTCGAAGCCTTCTGATAAGTTCCTGAAGGGTTTCAATGTCCTCGCGGTAGGTGAGTATGGGACTTACCATCTCCACACTGTATTCCCTGCCTGCCGCAACAATCCGGCCGCGTTCCTTTTTCTGTGTCCTGATGCTGCCGTCGCTCATGAATTTCCAGACCCGTCCATCCGGCGCGATAACTTTCTGCGTGTTGTAATAATCGTTTCCGCTTTCGATCCTCCCGCCCAAAAACTCCGCGGCGGTCTTTGCTGCCTGCGCCCTTGTAATCCCTGTGAATTCAACCTCAATTCCGAATCTCGTTATAAGCATTGTAATTTTCCCCGCTTTCCCTGTGTTTCTGCCCTTTGGCAGTGTACATTAGGCCATTGAAAACACAGGATAGCAAGGCAATTCTGAAAGAGTTTCCGCTGAGTTTTAGACAATCTTTCATGGCTTAATTTGTGTAAATTTACAGCATTACAGCTTCCTAATTATGTCCATGCCATAAGCCGCACCAAGAGAAGAACCGCAGTCCCACTTTATATGTATAGTTCCGATATCATCGACAAAGGAAACAGTGCCTTGATCCCCCGGTTTCAGCGTGGCATACGGGTCATCCATGCGGATAAGCTCGACGCGTGTTCCCGGCGGATACTGCTTCTTAAGCCGGAGGATGGTTTCTTTTGAAGGGAAGCCTCTTACACTCATTTTCTATCCTCCTCTCCCGGATAATATGCAGCATATTTCGGATAATCCATGCCGTCGGGCATCACCAGCACTCCGTCCGGCTGCCTGCGCCGCCGTACAAGTAGGCAGTGCCAAACGCCGTCGGTATCTATGCAGCAAAGCTGCTTGTTTTCCTCTATAAACCAGCGATCGACGCAGAGATCGGCAATGAAATTCTCATAGTCAATCTTAGAAAGCTCTACAATTTTCTCAATAACAAAAGGTTTCCTTTGCTCATACGGGTGAGGCGTCTGCAAATCCTCAATCCGGAACGGATACCGCACAAAGAAGGCGGTGTTTTGAAAATCATTCATTTTCATCCGCCGCCTTTGCGTTGCCGTTCTTGAAAGCTCCGTTGCCGGATAGCCTTGAAAGCAGCACTTTGCGTTCGGTTTTGAATTCATCCCCGATAAACCCCAATCAGAGCAGGAAACAGCGGAAGGCATATTTTTCATTGTCTGCCGGTTTCTCCGTACGCAATACACGCTTTTGTATATTCGCTTGTTCTGCCATCTGCCTTGCCAGCGTGACATATGTCTGTACCTCGTCGGCATTTAGGGTCGCGTTCCAGAACGGGAAGGTGATCTCGTTGTTTTCAGCCGACACTTCAAGCTCCCGGTCAACCGACAGCGCTTTCTTTATTAGCGTTTCTTTGCTGGCCAGCAGGTTTTTAAGGTTTTCGAGGCTTGCCTCGCCAAAGCTGTCTGAGGAAAGTGTAATTGTCATGTTTCCCTCTGTGGATAACCCGGCGATATTCAGCGCGTCAATCACCGGCCGGATGCTTTTGATTTCATCAAGGCCGATTTCCGGCGAATGCACTACACTGTCCCTGTCTACCGACCAGCCGTCCGTTTCATATGCAAAACCCGGCGCTCCGGCATAGCGCACCTGGCCTTCAAGGGCTTCAGCAATTACCGCAGCGATGACTTTTCTCTCCTGACCGGCAACCTTCTGTGAAAAACGGAAGCTGTTATTCCTCATTCCTTTCACCTCCCTCCGGAAAAGCTGAACTTGCTCTGATGCTCATAAAAAATCCCACCTTTCTTTTTGGTGGGGTACATTAACGCTCTGTTTTTAGGGAAAAGCAAGGAAATTTTCAAGCAGTCTGTGTTTCTGCGAGCGGAATTTTTTCATTTTTGCGCAATAAGAAAGCCGCATTATCCCCAAACTGAGAAACATAGCGCTTTACAATCACATCGCAGTATTTCGGGTCAAGCTCCATCATGAAGCAAATCCGCCCGGTCTGCTGCGCGGCAATCATTGTTGTGCCGGATCCTCCGAATAAATCAAGCGCCAAATCTCCTGCATGGGAGCTGTTGAGCATGGCTTTTGCCACAAGCGAAACAGGCTTCATGGTAGGGTGCTCCTCCGACACTTTCGGGCGGGGAATTTCCCAGACATCCGACTGTTTGCGGTCTTTTAGCGGGCAAAGGCGCGTTCCCTCCAGCCAGCCGTACCAAATCGGCTCATACTGTGTATGATAGTCCTTGCGAGAAAGCACAAGGCTGTCCTTTTTCCAAATAATCGTGCTAGACCAGTGATATCCTGTCTCCCTCATGACGTTCATCAAGTTTCCCCATTCCTGCGCGGACATCACTACATAGGTCATGCAGCCAGTCTCCGAAACTTCCCGCATGCAGGCGAAAGCGCGCAATAAAAAAGCGCCGAATTCCTCGGTGCTCATCCTGTCGTTTAGAATTTGTCTCGGCTTCCAGCTTGGATGTCTGGTATCCGAACCATAATCCACGTTCCAGGGCGGATCGGTGAAAACGAATCGTGCCTTTTTGCCGTCCATCAGCTTTTGCACATCCGAAAGCAAGGTGCTGTCGCCGCACATCAGACGGTGCTTGCCTAACAGCCATATATCGCCTCTTTGTGTAACCGGCGTTTTGATTTCCGATACCGCCTTTTCCGCATCGAAATTGTCCTCCTTGACATTGGCGGCAGTTTTATCGCGGAACAGCTCGTCAATCTCCGCAGCATCAAAACCGGTAAGAGAAACGTCAAAGCCATCTTCATTCAAGTCCTTAAGCAAATCGGTCAAAAGCGGGATATCAAATTCGCCGCTGATTTTATTGAGCGCCACATTGAGCTCTTTTTCACGCTGTTCGTCCAGATCAACCACAACACAGTCGATTTCCTTGTACCCTAAGGCTGTAAGCACCTTATACCGCTGGTGTCCGCCGACAATGTTTTCGGTGCACTTGTTCCATATAACCGGTTCTACATAGCCGAACTCTTCGATAGAGCGGCGAAGCTTTTCATATTCCGCATCGCCCGGCTTTAAATCCTTCCGCGAGTTATATTTTGCCGCCTTCAACTTTTCTGCGGGTATTCTCTGTATCTCCATTAATCTTAACCCTCCATTCTGACAGCTCTTTCGCCGGTAAAGTCCTCCCAGCGTTTAACCGCCAAATCGCAGTAAATAGGTGACAGCTCCATCGCATAGCACTTGCGCTCGGTCTGCTCGGCGGCGATAATGGTTGTGCCGCTGCCGGAGAACGGCTCCAGTACAATACCTCCCTTGTCGCTGTGCATTTTAATGCAGCGCCATGGAAGCTCCACGGGGAACATGGCAGGATGCTCCTTGTTTGCGCTGACTGTCGTCATCTCCCAAATACCCGCATAGCTCCATTTCTTTCGTTCCTCCTTAGTCAGCCGCTTCACAAATTTATAGCTGTGCCCGGCAAATGCTGAAAGCCACACATACTCCTGATCGTTGTATTCCTCGACTTCGCCGTTTTTGCTGAACGCTGAAATGTATTCATACTGCTGCACTGGCTTGTTGGATACCAGATGATAGGGTCCTACACCGAAGTTCTGTCCTTGCTTCTTCCAGATGCGGATCCATATAGGGCGGTAGCCATTATCCAAAAACATATTTACGCTGTATACGCTCGTGGGCTCAATAAACTGAGACCCGGTGGCGTAAAGGTCACCCAGGTTCCAGCAAACAATATCAGAATATCTGCACAGATTTTTGATCACCGGGCGAACTGTTTCAAACCACGGCTCGATTCCGGCCTTCTCATATTCTTTGCCCACGCCGTAAGGCGGAGAAGTAACTGCCATCTGTGCGTGATTGCCGTTCATTAACTTCTTAAAGTCCTCCTCGCTTGTAGAGTCACCGCGCATAAGGCGGTGATTCCCAAGAATCCAGATGTCGCCCCGCTTGGTCACCGGCTCGCGCTGTATGATTTCCTCATGCGCCTTGTCTATGTCAAAGCTGTCCTGCACCGCTTCTTTGGAATACCATCGATTGAGAAGCTCGTCAATTTCTGATGTGTCAAAACCGGTAAGTGATACATCGAATGCTCCTGCGTCAAGCTCGGCCATCAGTTCCGCCAGCTTGTTTTCGTCCCACTCGCCCTGAATCTTGTTGAGAGCGAGATTAAGCGCTTTTTCCCTCTGCGGGTCAAGTTCCACCACGACACAGTCGATCTCGGTTTGCCCCAAATCCAGCAGCACCTTTAACCGCTGGTGCCCGCCTACCACATTGCCGGTCTTCTTGTCCCAGATGACAGGCTCTACATAGCCAAATTCCTCTATCGAGCGTTTAAGTTTTTCATATTCCTTGTCGCCGGGCTTTAAGTCTTTGCGGGGATTGTATGCCGCAGGATTTAAAAGCTCGGCTTTGATTTTCTGTATGTTCAAATCAACCACCTCTCCTTGCCGTCAGGAGTTTTTCCATCACGTCGTCGTGCGGCATTGCTCCTTTGTATTCACTGGCACAGTTTTCCCGCACGACTTGGTAAATCTGATACCACAGGTTATTGGCCTGCTTCATAAAGCTTTGACTCATGGCCACATAAGGTGACGGGATGGCGTTGCCGGTCGTCGGATGCTTGGCAAGAAAGCCAAACTCGGTGATGCATTCCTCGCACTGGATCCACCGCGCCACGCTCTGGGCATATTGCTCTATTAGCTGCGCAGGAATAAGATGAACACATCGGCGTTCCTGCAGCCACTGCCATGTCTTTTCGTATATCTCCACCGCCAGTGTTGTTTTACCGTTCTTCTGCTTTGCGGCGAGATACTCTCTAGGCGGCGGCATGCTCTGGCCTTCCAGATCTGCAGTGTCCGTAAACTCCATTACCATAAGCTTGCGTCTGCCTGGGTTTCCTTCCAAAATCTTGTCCGCCAGCGGCTTTTTCTTTTGTCCCGCGCCAATACGCGCTCCGCCGCGGCTGGTACCGTCCTTTGCCATACACATCACCTCGATTCCTGTAAAAATGAACGGGGGATATACCCCGTTTGAAACTGCGACTTTTCGCGCGTGACCCCCCGCCCGTTGCACGAAACATATCCACTTGATATTTTGACCCCCCCTACCGTTTTCTCCAGCGTTCACCTTCACGAGCGGTAATGGCACTATGGCAGCTTGTGCACAGGCTCATGAGATTATTGCCCTCGTTGGTTCCGCCTTTGGATAAAGGAATAATATGATGCACCTCTTCGGCCGGCGTAAGCCTTCCGGACTTGTTGCACTCCTCACAAAGCGGGTATTCCGCAATATATCTGTCCCTAATACGCTTCCAGCTCCGGCCGTAACGTTTCCTTGTTGCCGGATCGCGCTCATATTTGTTGTAATATGAGTCAACTTGTTTTTGGTGCTTATCGCAGTATCTTCCGTCCGTCAGTTCCGGACAGCCGGGGAAGGAGCAAGGCCTTTT